AGCGCGGCCTTTCAAGCGGCCGGTGTGTTGGTTCCGTGCGTGCAAACCATGAAGTTTTCAATCATCACAGACGTTCAGGATTCGGCCCCCAAGTTGATTGAATCAACCTGGGATGACCTTATCGCGTCGCTTCAACCGCACACGGTTACCCCAAACAAGAAAGCCGTTCCCCTCTTCACTCCGGCATCATTCATCCCCGGCGCCCCGCGGCAAAAGGAATATGTGAATGAGGTTGCCTTTGGGGTGATTGATCTTGACCATTTGACGCAAGAGGGCGCGGCGGAGCTTCTGGCGTTCCTTCAAACCCTCCCGTTTCGTTGGGCCGTGTACACCACGCATTCCCACGGGGAACTTGCGGACGGGACACACAACCCGATTGGAACGCCGGAGTACGCTTACCGCATCCTGTTTCCGTTTCTTGCGCCGGTTCCTGGGAAGGAATGGCCGCAGTTCTGGCAACGGATGGCAGACCTTTTCATTCTCCCTTCGGGGAAGGTTCGGCCGGATAAGTCATGTTGCAACGCTGATAGGGCGTATTACGTCCCGGCCGTGCATCCTGATAGGCAAAGCCTCGCGACGTTCTACGAACGCGCGGACTTGCCGCAGTTTGACCCGGCAACGTTGCGGATGGAGATTCGTGTTGCGTCCCTCGGAACCACTGGCCGAACCAACATCCCCGGCGCCGCGTCCACTGAACCAGGGCGCAAGGTCACGCGGGGAGGGTTGGAAGCTCTGGCCGGGCGGTTGAAGCGCAAGCGGATTCCCACGGGTGACGCGCTCTCCAAGGTTCTCGACGGGTTGCCGTGGGGGGAGGATGGGGAGAGGGATAACCTCCTGTTCAAGTTGGCGGGGGACATCGCGCAAGAGTTCCCCGGCGCGGATATGCGGGAGGTTGTCCAGTTCTTTTCATTGTCGGTTGACCGTCTCCGGGACATCGACACGCAAGCGGGGAACCCGGTTTACACCCTGGATTCCGTGCTTGAAAAGTTGCTCCGGCGTCAAGCGGAGATTCAAGCAGAGAACCTCAAGGCCGAAGCGGAACGGGAAGCGGAACGGGAAAGCCATATTCGCGCGGCCTATCGGGAGATTGGACAGGATCGCGCGACACCCTACACCGAAGATGAAGTGAACTTGTTTGCGGCATCCTCCGGGGTGACCCGAACGGAATTCCAACATCGTTGGATCGTTCAGACCGGGGGCGCGTTCTATTTCTACTTTGCCGGTTCGTATTACGGTCCGGTTAAGGGAGAAGACGGCCAGTTGGCCGCGCGGAAGTACCTTTCCCCGGCCCCGTGTGACCTTGACCGCAAAGACTCTTTCGGGCGTGTCTCGGCGCGAACTATCTCCGAACTGGCCGTTGCGTACGGAACCCATATCCGACACACCATCGCGGACTTGAACGCGGATACGTGTGTGGTGGACCCGCGAACCTCAACCATCATCGAAGCTCCGTGTCCCATCCGCCCGGTAACGCCGCGGTTCTGGCCGGAGATTCAAGAATGGTTGGAGTTGATGGCCGGGCCGAAACACATTGACGTGTTGCTGGATTGGATTTCGTGGGCCACGGAGCTTGACCGCCCGTGCACGGCCCTGTTTCTCCAGGGGGCGCCGGGCGCCGGGAAGTCGATGTTTGCGAAGGGTCTTGCTCGGATTTGGACGCACGGCCCTCCGTCCACCATGGAACAGGCTTTCGGGAACTGGACGGATGCAATCCTCCGTTGCCCCCTGGTGTTCGCGGATGAACGTGTCCCCAAGGATGCGCGCGGCAACGCGAGAACCGAAGACATCCGGGAGTTTATCCAGCAAGAATCACGGCCCCTCAAACGGCGGTTTTGCCCCGATGCGGTTATGAAGGGCGCAACCCGAACCGTCATTGCGGCCAATAACCGCAACCTTCTCCATTCCCATGATGTCTCCCTCACCCCCCACGATATCCAAGCGATTGCGGATAGAATCGTTCTCATCCCGGTTGGCGCCGAATCCGCTACCTACCTCAAACGACTTGGTTGGAACGGAACGGCCCAATGGGTCACGGGTGACAGGATCGCGGAACATTGCCTTTGGATCATCGAAAACCGCCAACGGAACCCCAATCCGCCGCGGTTTCTGGTCCAGGGCTCCAACGCGAATCTTCACATGGATATCGCGTTCGGAACGTCCATCGGTTCGGCCGTGGCCCACTGGTTGGTTTCGTTCCTTGAAGACCCGTCCAGGTTGTGGGCCGGAAAGACCATGACCCATTCCGCGTTTGGGATTACCTACTCCGCGGATGTATCCCAGGGGTATTCACCGGGTATCGTGGTCTCCGCTCAAACGATGGCCGATAATTGGGAGACGTACCGAACCAACGTGAGACCCGAGAAGGCCACGCTTCGGGCAATCGGTCTCTCCCTTCAAGCTCTCTCGGAAGGGCGCGTAACCTGGACCTTCCCCGGGGGCATCAAACGGCAATGCGCCCGTGTCCCCCTCGCGAACCTCATTCAGTGGGGAGACGATAACGGGGTTCATAGTGACACGTTGATGAACGCGGTTGCGAAGCTCCAAGGTCTATTGATGAAACGAGGGATGTAGCCAATGATTTACGCGGGAGGAAAAGCCCAATTGGGTAAGCATATTGCCGAAGCAATTTATCAGGATGTATCCCGGTGTTTCGGTCGCTCGCCCGCGGTTATTGAACCCTTTATGGGGGGAGGTAACGTCACCAGTGAATTGGCGCGTTGTGGATTCTATGTTGCGGCTTCGGATGACAATTTGTCTATGGTGCTTTTGTTCAAGTCTCTTTTGGCTAACGATACATCCGTACTTGGTTCTACCTCGGAAGATGAATACCGGGCTTTGAGAAACTCTCCAGACTCCGCCAGAAAGGGTTTGGTGGGTTCGTCCGGGTCATGGGGAGGGAAATGGTTTGCCGGATACGCACGCAACAAACGCAACCAGGATTACGTGAAACAATCGGGTAATGCGCTTCTACGGCAAGCAAGTGTTATGCGGGGGCGTGTTTCCGTTATCCATTGTGATTATCGCGATTGGACGTTTGCCGAAGGATTTATCATCTACTGTGACCCCCCATACCAGGGAACCTCTAGCAACTACCAAACCAAACAATTTGATTCCGTGGGGTTTTGGGATTGGTGCACCCACATGGCAAAGCGAAATCGCGTGTATGTCTCGGAATACTCCAATCCGCGCAATTGGGATGTAGTTATGCATCGCGGTAAGTATCTTCGGATGAAACGCGAAGGAACAGCGGAAGAGAGACTTTTGGTGAAAGGGGCACTGTAACCATGCGTTTCGATCACACATTCAGAAACGGCCGGTGGGAACTGGAACTCCGCTGGTCTCAATACAACCCCATTCGAGGGGGCACAACGACCCATCATCCCGGGTACACCCTGGTTGACTTTTGGGTTGGGACGTTCGTAACGGTTCGGGTCATCCGACAACTGGATTGAAAGGAATTCGCCATGCGCTGGTTCGCCGGTCTCATCCTCTCGGGTCTGTTTCGTGTGCTCCCCTCCCGGGCGTATTCCTGGGGGTGGTTGTGGGCCATCCTGGTTCCCCTTTGGAGGTTCTCCGGGGGGAGCTCCGCGGCGTTCGTCCTGGACTGCCAGGGGCCGCGCCGGGCGCTGGGGGAGTGTGCTCCGCCCCTCCCGGCCGGGGATGAGGGGGAAGCGCCGGAAGACCCCACGGAGGATGACGGGGAATGGGTGCCCTGTGATTGTCCCCCCGGCCAGTGCGTGGGCCATGACGGTTGACCATGAAACGCCCCTCATCCGAGCATGAACCCATCCCCTGGGAAGCTCTGGCGCGGCAAGCGTTGGGGTATGCACGGGCGCACCGGGCGCGGGGGGAAGAAAGCTACGCACGGGCGGAGGAAAGGCTTTCGCGGTTCTGCGAACTCCAGGGGATGGCCGAACGTCTCCGCCCTGGTGAACCTCCCATCCCGGGAGTAACGTGCGACGATGAGACTTCGTAAGGGTGACAAGGTATCCGGGGAGTTCCACACGGGCGGAGCTTCCGGCAAGGTCAACGGGGTTGTGTCCAGGGTGACGGAAACGGGGTTCTCCCTTGAGGGGATGCTTACCCAATTCCACCCCGAAAACTTCGCCCTTGAATGGGTGGACTTCCACCGCATCACTCAAGACACATGGGAGGCCCTGTAATGAAGTCGGTTAGTCTCTCTCTCTCTCTCTCTCTTCAACCCGTGAACTATTCAAACGGTTTCACGGTTACAAGTCCGTCGGAGGGACTGCCACATACTGTTTCGGGGTTATCGAGGAAGGGCGACTGATTGCCGCGTATACATGGCAACCTCCGGCCCCGGGCGCCGCAAAGTCCGTATGTCCCGAAGCTCCGGCCGGTGTCCTTGCTTTGTCTAGGATGGTTGCCGTACCCAAGACAGAACGGCGTTTGAAGCATGTTTCAAAACCCCTTATGGAGCAAATGCGTAAGTTGATTGATCGTTCACGTTGGCCGGTTCTTGTGACCTATTCTGATTCATCCTTGGGTCATACCGGGTACGTCTACCAGTGCTCCGGTTGGGAGAAGACAACGGTTTCAGTTGCTCCGTTCTATCTCGACGAAACCGGCGCCCGGGTGAGTTCTTACAGCAACGGAAAGACCAGACGGAACGGTTTGAAGTTTGGAGGAATGGCCGCGCTTCAACGTTGGGAGCATTGGGTATGCGACAAAGGACAAGCAAAAGAACACATGGACGCGGCCGGTTGGGTTCGTGTGTTGACCGGAAAGAAATATCGTTCCGGCAACCCCGCCGCTAGGTACGCAAGACTTTACCCCGGGGAACCCCGAATCCCGGGAATCATGGAGTAAGCAATGCCCGTTCGCCCTGGTGAACCTCCGATTCCCGGAGTAACCTGCGAACATGAATCTTCGTGAGGGCGATACAGTGTCGGGTGAGTTCCACGCGGGGGGCGCATCGGGCAAGGTCCAGGGTGTGGTGTCTCGGGTGACAGGAAATGGGTTCTACCTTGAGGGGATGCTTACCCAATTTCATTCCGAGAACTTCACCATTGAACACATAGACTTTCACCGCATCACGAAAGAATGGGAGATTCGCAGACCATGAACGCCCCCGGCCCTGTTCGGTACGTGTTCAACCAGGATTCCATCCGGTTCGCCAACCAGTTCGCGGACGGGTCCATTGACCTTCTGGCCTTTGATCCGCCGTACTTCGGCATTGTGGATGAGGGATGGGATAATCAATGGAAGTCGGTTGATGACTTCGTGTGGTGGTTCGTTCAGTTCGTGCGCGCATGGCGCCCGAAGTTGGCGCCGCACGGTTCGGTTGTGTTCTTCGGAGGTCTGGGGAAGCACGGAGAACGGCCGTTCTACCGGGTCCAGTTGGCCCTTGAAGAACCGGCCGCGCGAATGAACCTCACCTACCGCAACACGATCACATGGAAGAAACGGAAAGCCTACGGCAAGTCCCATGACTACCTGTTCACCCGGGAGGAAATCGTTTGGTACTCCGCTTCACCCGAGAGAACCAACGTCCGGTTCAACATCCCGTTGACGAATGAACTCCGCGGGTATGCCGGATGGAACCCCAAGTATCCGGCCAAGTCTCCGTTCAAGAGGGTTTCCAACGTGTGGGTTGACATCCCGGAGTTGATGAAAACGGAGCGCACGGCCCAAAAGCCCGTCCCCCTCATGGATCGAATCATCAACACCCATTCCAACCCGGGTGACTTGGTGGTGGACCCGTTCTCCGGTTGGGGAACCACTGGAGTCTCCGCGGTGGAATTGGGACGCCGGTTCCAGGGATGCGAGGGAATCCCCATCGACGCGGAGAAGGCTAACCAGAGGGTCACCAGCGCGGCCGGGAGACCTCCGCGCGTCATCGGCCTTCAACCCGGGGAACCTCCCATCCCGGGGATTCACACGGGCGCGACGGACTACGGAGACGAACTGTGAAAGTTGGATTCACCGGAACGCAAAAGGGGATGACCTCCGTTCAAAGCTACGCGGTTCGGGGGTTGTTGCTCCGTCTCATGGTTGAAACCCCGTGGCCGGAAGTCCCGGAGTTCCATGATGGGGATTGCATCGGGGCGGATGATGAAGCCCACGAACACGCGGTTGACCTTGGGTTTCGCACCATCCTTCACCCCCCGTGGTGGAGTTCCAAGCGCGCGAACAACGGAGCGGATGAGTACCGCGCCCCGCTGGATTACCTCGAGCGAAACCGCGTCATCGTCTGTGAAGTTGACGTGATGATTGCGGCCCCCAAGGAACACCAGGGCGAAAGCGATTCGGGCGGAACTTGGTACACCATCCGTTTCGCCCGTGACCGGAAGGTTCCCCTCTACATCGTTCGGCCTTCGGGTTCGATCCTCTACCCCGGCGAACCGGACCCTACCGCCCTCATGGCGCGTCGATGGCCCCCGATTCTGTACGCACACGAACTCGAGATTCCCGGGGTCACCCGAGAACTCACGGCGCGGGTTGCGGTGACCCGCGGGTTGCGGTGACCCGCGGGATTGCTGGTGACACATGGGAATCAAAGGTGAGTTCCGGTCTGGTCCCTTCCCTTCGCCCTGGGAACCGCCCCCGGAGGGAAAGACCGTCGTTTCAACCCTCGCCCGGAGTTCGGACGATGACCCGGAGCTTTCGGTTTCCTGGTCCGAACCTCTGGAACTGGAACCCGAAGAATCCGAACCCGAGGATGAAAACGCGCCCGTAACCTGGAAAGAGGTTGCGCAAATGGTTGTATTGTGCCCCCTCGCGTTGGTGGGTTCCTACGTCGCGGTTCAATACCTCCGGGCTTGGGCCGGGTTTTGACCGGGTTTTGACCCGCACACAACCCAACTTCCCGTCAATCTAAATCAACCCGTCGCGAAACTATCACCCCGGTTTTGGGGTTCAAAGTTACAGTTTCACTAAACACCCCGCCAATCGAACGGGAAGGGGGTTTCCGGGCGTTCAAACCCGAACCCATCCCCTCACCCCAACCCAACCCGTGGCACGCACTACAAAGGATTTGGCTTTGCCAAAGGGGTTTCGTGAAACGGTTTGTTGCGCTGCAAAATCAAATCGTAGCACGCACGGGGTTTGCTAATTCAAACTCCGTTCCATGCCTGGTGTTAGAACTTCAACGCCAACTTTCTAACGGTTGCACCAACCTCCCAACCTCAACCGTGCAACCTCTAACGGTCAACCCGGCCATGCACGGGCCGTGCCAGAAAATCGACCGAAGGCAAAAGAAATCGACACGGACCCTTTGCAAATTTGTTGAGTCCGAAACCGGACCCATTTACAAGAGGGTTGTTCCCCGGCGACGGAACAGAAAGAGACAACCCCCGATGAACTCCACGATTTCAAACAAGGTTCTGGTTTCGATCCTCTCCGCGATGCTCAAGGCCGCTTCGGAGTACACCCCCGATGACGTGGCCGAAGCGGTCAATGACTACATGGCCGAACTGAACGGAACGCAGCGGAACCCGGTTGGCCGGGATGCCGCGCGGACGTGGGCCATCAATTCGTGTGACGGGTGTCTGGATTACTGGACCCGCAATCCGAACGTCAACGCGGACATCAACACCGAAGCTAACCGGATGGCCGTCGTTTCCCTCCGGGCGTTCCTGTCCAGCGGTTACACGCACGCGGCGTGAACTGAACCGCGGGGCGAACGGTTCGCCCGGGGAGGGTTCGATTCCCTCCGCCCCGCGCCAAACCCGGCCAGACAACCCCGGGTCCGCGAAAGGAACGCGACAATGAACCGCTATCGAATCACCACGGCAAACCGGAAGTTCAAGACTCAAAAGGGCGCGGATGCGTTCATCACCCGCACGATGAAGCGGAACGAACTGGCCATGGGTTCGGGTCTCATCCGGGGTCAAGAGTTCTCGACGGGATGGGACGCGGATACGCGCCGGTTCACGGTCAAGGTTCGTACGGAATGGTTGGCTTTCCCCGCGCCCGTGTGATGCCTTCCAACCGCTGGAATGAACCCCCCAGGGGTGAACCTGGGATCGTGGTGTATACCGCCGCTTTCCTCGCTTCAATCCAGTGTTCGGCCGTTGACCCCATGTGGCGGATTTACGGTCTGGTCATCGACAACAAACACCCGCGGTTCTGGTCCATCCTCTGGATTGATGGTCACGTCTCGACGGTCAACCGGGCGAACATTTGCCCTATCTACGGCCTTCGATCCTGCGAACTCCCTTCGTGGTACAAAGCCCGTTTCCCCGGGGTGAGAAGATGAAGCGCAAGGGTCTTCCGTCCGAACTGGCCAGGATGCTCCGTCTTCTGGCCGATGGCATCGAAACCTATCCGGGAACGGCGGATGAGTTTCTAGACAACCTGGAACGTCGAATCCTCATGCTGAATGCAAAGAAACTCCGGCCGGGCGAACCCCCGATTCCCGGAATCACCACGGACGAAAGGGACGGTCGATGGATGAGATTCAAGAGGTAGAACCCCGCAAGATCGAAGCGAACGTGTGCCACGATTGCGTAGGTTCAGGTTACGGGAACAGTGCAACGGGAGGTTGCGAAACCTGTAACGAAAGCGGATGGAAGGCCGTTCCGTGCCCCGGGTGTGAAGCCTGTACGGGAACCATTCTCGACACTTCGCAATGGCGCGCATGGGCCGCGCAGCAACACGCAACCGCCACGATTCGAGAGGGAGACGAACTCCCGGCAACCTCCGCCCTGAATACCGAACCCGACGGAGAAACCCTCCGGTTCATCGCTGTTCGTTGGTGGAACGGCAACTTCGGCCAGCGGCGCAACGGCGAAGGAACCGTCACCAGCGGGGGCGAGGGATGGCAGTTCGCCGGGAAGTTTCTGGCCAGCGGCCGGGATGTCTACTTCACCAGGGCGAACCTTCTGGACCTTCAAGCCGTGCTCCGCGGTCAAGGATGGTTGCCGGAGCATGACTCCGGGATGATCGGGGGTTGATCGTGCCCCGCAAACCGCCCGGCCCTACCGCCCCGTTCGCCCTGTTCAAAACCGTTGGGTCCAGTCTGGAACCCATCGGTTGCCCGAACTTCAAGACCGTTTCCGGCGCCCTGGATTGGGCGCAACGCTGGCAACGAACCTCCCGCATCCCGTTCGCCCTGGTCTGTAAGCGGGGGTATATTATCCAGTTTCGGATTTCGGCGGATGGATTCGTTTCCCTGGGGGATGTTCGCCGGAGTTCGCCCGGCCCTGTTCTGGTTCGGGCGCCCTTCAACCCCGGCGTGGTTCGGGCCGAACCTTTGCATGGGGAGGGTTCAAAAGTACAATCGGGCTAAACTCCCTCGCAATCGAACGGGAAGGGGGTTTCCGGGCGGGTTGGGTTGAGGATAGGGGAACGTACCAACCCAACCCGTGGCACGCACTAGAGAGGAAATCGAACTTTTCTCCGGGGATTTTGAATGTAGGTTTGTGCGCTGCAAAATGAAATCGTGGCACGATTCCCAACCCCGGGTTCAAGTTCCGTACCAAACCCCCTCGAAACAAAATCGACCGAACCCCACGAAAATTGTTTGAGGTTGAACGCGAACGCATCTACAAAAAGGGTTGCTCCCGGCGACGGAGCGGAAAGAGACGAAATCAAATGACCCTCGAAACCCTCACTCTCGCGTTTCAAACCCTCATCCTCTGGCGCGCGGCGCATTTCTCCGCGCTGGCCGCGCGTGCCGTGTTTTCACGTCTCGCCCCGGAGACCCCGTACAACATCCCCGGTTGCGAATCATGCCGCGACCGCGGGCGGTTCCAGTGCAAGGAACACGGGCGCGCAACCCTGGGGGAGTTCGCCCTTCTCAACGCGGCTTCGTTCGCCAAACTCCAGAAGCGGGTTGCGAAGTACACCCGCAAGGCCGTTCGATGCGACAACGGCCAGACCCCCGGCATCCTCGCAACCGCCCCGCTGGCCGTTCCGTTCGGATGGTCCGAAGGCAACCGCTGGCACATGGACGCGGAAGAAATGTACGCGGTTCGGTTGACCGGAGCTCTCCCCACGATGGCCGATGGTTGGGAGTTGTTGGGGCGCATCGACCACGAAGCGGCCGGGAACGTGGTTGTGGGGGCGAGGGAAAAGGTGATGCCGGAGGGTTCGCGCGATCACAACGGTTCGTGTGACCATTGCGGCAAGGTGCGTCGGCGCTCTCAAACCTACGCCCTCCGCAACGTCGAGACGAACGCGGTCAAGTTCGTTGGCCGGAACTGTCTGGCCGATTTCCTCCGCGATTCCGACGTTGACTCCCTCATGGCCGGGATTGATTGGGTCTGTGAACCCCTCTCGGATGACGAACTGGATAACCTGGGGGATTACCCCCGCGGCGGTTCGCGGAACTACGTGGAGACCCGTTATCTCCTGGTGTGCGGCGCGCGGGCGGTTCGGGAGGATTCGGGGTTCATCCCCGCCCGCGCCGAGAACGGCCGGGAGAGCACGGTTTCCCGCGCCCTGGATTCGTTCCCGGGCGGAGGGAAGCCCTATCGCAAGCCCGGTATCTTCGTGACCCCCGCGGAGCACACCCCCGCGGATTACCAGCGGGCGGATTTGGCTCTGGAGTTCGCCAAGATGCTCCCGGGGGTTTCGGACTACGAAAACAACCTCAAGGTGATTCTGGCCGCGCCCGTGGTGAACATCCGCAAACACGCCGCGTTTGCGGTTTCGATCTTCGCCGCGATGGATCGCGCCGAGAGGGCCGCGCACGAAGCCCGCAAGACCGCGGCGCGGAAGGTCGTCTCGGAATACCAGGGAACCCCCGGCCAGCGGATGAAGCTCCCGATTCTCACCATTCGTGCAACCCCTTCGTGGGATACGGACTACGGAACGCAATTCGCGAACATCATGGAGGATGACAACGGCAACGTGTTCGTGTGGAAGACCTCTTTTGCCGTGGGGGAGAAGGGGGAGAGGGTCACCGGGGTTGGAACCGTGAAGTCCCATGAGGAAAGGAACGGGGTTCGCCAGACTCAACTTTCCCGGTGCAAGATGGAGGATGCCCCCGCCGAGACCTCCCCCGCGGCGTGATTCATAGGCGCGGCCAACGGTTGGCCCTGGGAAGGTTCGATTCCTTCCGCCGCGCCCCAACCCGGCCCCTCACCAGGGCAACCCCGGGCGACTCGAAAGGTAGCGGTTCAACGATGACGAACGTTCAGTTCCACGGATGGGAAGCGAAGCGGGCGCGGCGCCGGGCGCGGAAGGCCATCCACAACCCGGCCCCTCGGATGGCGCGGAGCAACCCGCCCCCGGCCGTCGAGACCTCCGCCGCGCCGTCCATCCTCCGGCCCCCGGCCAACCCCCAGGGGTTCAACGTGGCGGAGCTCCCGGCCCCGGAGAAGCCCGCGGAGGGCGTTCCCGCGGCCAACCTGGACCAGCGGCCGGAGGTTCGCCCCGCGCCCGTGGAAACCCCCTCCGCGGCCCCGGGGGAGGGTTCGGCGCCGGAGTTCGGTTGCATGTATCCGGGTTGCGGCCGGACGTTCAAGACCCGTCAAGCCCTCTCGGGTCACCAGCGGGCGCACAAGGCCGGGAAGGTCACGGCGGAGGGGGAGACCGCGGCGAAGTAGACGGGGCGATTCCTTCTCATCGACCATCGAAGAAAGGTTGACACGGGTTCTCGAGAGGGCTTATCGGAGTAGGTAGAGACAGGGCCGGGACACAACACCGGCCCTCGCGCCCTCCAAAATAGGCCAACCAATGAACCTCAACCCCGCCGCTACCGTCGCCAATGGATCGCGGGAAAAGGGTTGTCTCCAAACGGAGTTGAGGGGGAAAGGTTGCCGGGTTCGATTCCCGGGGAGGGTTCCATGATTCAAACGGGAATGGTCCCGGCCAGTTGAAAGCCGGTTATGAGACGGCCCAACCCCGAACAATGTAAGCGGGGTGAAACCCATTGAAGGGAATTTGAGCGCCAACCCGCCCGGCGCTAACACAAATCGGTTGCGGGGTGTTTCGAGGGCTTTAGCGCAGTCTGGTAGCGCGTCCGATGGCTAGCCAACGTCGGAAGTCCCGGGTTCAAATCCCGGAAGCTCTCCCAAAGTCAACCCACAACGTAAAGGTCTACTCCGATGAACGAACACGACAACATCCCCGCGGGCGAACCCTTCATCAACGCAACTCAACTCAAGGATTGGGGGCGTTGCTCCCGATTGTGGGCGTTTCACTATCTCCTGGGAATCGCATCCGTGGGGGATGCAACCGACTTCGGAACGCTGGTCCACACGTACGCGGAGAAGTTCCTTCGCCACCGCGAACTCCCCATCATCCCCGGCCCCATCCACATTCAACGCAAGGCCAACGGTTCCAGTGTGACCCGGTTTCCCGCGGCCATCGCGCGGAAGGGTCTTCACTATCTCCCCCCGGCCGGGACGGATGGGTTGGAGCTTGAAACCGCATGGGCCATCCGTGACGCGGAGTCGGGAATTTGGTTCAAGGGAACCATGGATTTCTTCATCCCGGCCAAGACTTCAACCCCCTGGGATGTCCAGGTTGAAACGGTCTACGAACCCAACCCGAAGACCGGAGACCGGGAACCCATCACGGTAACCTGTTCCCTCATCGGAGACCACAAGACCACGGCTGGGGCGCGATTCGCTCTCACGAAGGAACAACTCCCCACGGACGTTCAATGCCTTCTGTACGCATGGGCCGTGTTCCAGCGGAACCCCACGGAGCGTTTCGTAAAAGCCCGTTGGGTTTACTACTCCAAGTCCGACCGTGAACCGGAGGGTTGGGCCGTGGATGTTTGCCTTTCGGCGGAGTTCGTGGCGGAGAAGTTCCGCGAAATCATCCTCCCCGCCGCGCGCGGCATCGTCGATGCGGCAACCCGGGTTGCGGGGCTCCCGATGGTTGACCCCCGCCATGCGCCGGAGGGTTACCCCCTGGACGCAACCCGGTTCAAGCTCCATGTGCTCAATCAATTCCCCTACGAAGGTCACAGGGATGACCGATGTACGAAGTATGGGGGATGCTGGTTCAAGGGAACCTGTTTCAACTTCGATCTTCAAGCCGCGGAATCGAAGGGCGATGCTCTCGGGTGTTGCTCCGAATCGTGTTCCGTGGGATCGTGCTCCCAACCCGAGACGCGAAACCCCAACCGCCGCAATGGCGCGGCCAGCGGGGCGCCCGTCGCAACCGTCAACCCGTCTCAAACCGTTTCGAGAGGATCAATCACCATGACCACGCCGACCGTTCCCGATGCCGCCAAGACCGCCGCCGCAACCGCCAAGATCGCCGCGGAGGGTCTGAACCAGGGATGGAACAAGTTTCAAGATCCGCAGTTCGCGGAGTACGTGTACAACTCCACCACGGACACCAACCATCCGGCGTACAACCGCGGGGTTCACGTCACGGAGTACGCGGAGAAGTTCCACCAGAGCCCCGCGCCCGCGATCAACCCGCCGATGCCGCCCGCGCCTCCGGCCGCGCCGATGCCCCCGGCGCCCGTCGCAACCCCCACGGCCCCCGCCCGCAAGGGAATCTCCCCGGACTTCCCCATCACCTTCGCCCTTCCGAAGCCCGGTGACGCGACCTCCGCGGCGGATGCGGGCGAGAGCAACGAACAGACGGCGCTGTACCAGAAGCTCCAGGGCCGCGGACTCATCCCGGCCAACCGTTCCGGCCGCAAGCCCGGCGTCGCGAAGCTCCGCGCCATGGACGCATGGGGATGGACCATCGACCAGTTCGCCGCGTGGGAGACCGCCGAGAAGGGGAAGGGGGCCGCGAGCACCTACGATGCGACCATGGCCGCGTTCACCGCAACCCCCGCCGCCAACCCCAACCCGGCGCCCGTCGCGGCAACCCCCGCCGTGAACCCCTCGCCCGCGCCCGTCGCGGCCCCCTCCGCGCCCGTGGCAACCTCCGCCGCCCCGATGCCCCCGGCCGCAACCTCCGCGCCCTCCGTGGCCCCCCAGGGCGCCGCGAACGGCAACCCGGCGCGTCTCGGGTTCATGCTGGCCATCAACGCCACGTTCTCCGGTTCGGCCCTGGACTTCAACCGGGACATCCTCCCGCAACTCCAGACCCGCATCCGCAACACGGACGTGACGATGGACAACGGCCAGTCGCGGAGGTTCGATTCGTACGCGAGCATCCCGTTCGGGCGCGGCGTGGCGATGATGAACGCGGCCCTCGCGGACTACCTCACCAGCAACGCGGCGAACCTGGGGGCCGGTTCGGTCGTGACCATCGACGCGAACACCCCGGCCGGGCGTGACGCCCTGGACATCCTCCGCGCGTTCGCGGCGGCGGAGTTCCGCGGCTTCTGACAGCGCAACCCGACGGGGCCACGGGTTCGGTTGGCCCCCTCTCTCCCTCATCGTCTAATGGCAGGACATCGGACTTTGACTCCGCGAATCCAGGTTCGACCCCTGGTGAGGGAACCTCCGTGGCCAACATCTTCGATCAACTCAAGGCCGAATTGGGAATCACTCCCAAGGTTGATGTTTCGGCCCTGGTATCCAGACTCCCCAAAGCGTTGACGCTTCCCGAAGTCCCGGAGTCGGAAGAACTTTGGCGGATCGTAAACCTCCCCCGTCGCCCCCAGGTTCCCCCGGGCGGGTTGGACACTCCAGAGGGCGCGGCCTATTGCCTGGAGTTCTCCAAACTGTTCGCCCGGTTCCCGGTTGGACATCCCGGGTTCTTTCTGTTCCGGCCGGTTCAAGCGTGGGGTTTGTCGGAACTGTCCGAAGTCAAGGGGTTGTTCGCTCCAATCCCGGTTGGTGAGGGGAAAACCGCTATCTCCTACCTCGCGCCTACTCTGGTCCAGGCTTCCCGGCCCCTTCTACTCATCCCCGCGGCCCTTCGGGAAAAGACCCGGCGCGACTTTCACGAACTGTCCGGGAAGGTCTATGGACCCAACCCGGCAACCTATCGAATCGAAAGCTATCAACGGCTTTCAACGATGGCATCCGCCAAACTTCTCCATGACTACGCGCCGGATTTGATCGTTGCGGACGAATGTCAACACCTTCGCAACCCTCGCGCCGCTG